TGCTGTTTTTGTTCTGACGCTTCATAAAACTTATCAAGAACATAAACGGCATCACGCGGAACGCTTGAAAACAGCTTTTCCCCGCGATCTTGCCACCATTGAGGATAATCACTTTGCCAGTCTGCCAAATATTCATCAGCAGGTTGATCTGCCGCATTAGGTTCCCGGCCAGCGTTAATATACTTAAAATATTCATCCTGGGGTGGACCCCCATTAAGCATCCAACGCCGAAAATCCTCGGTTTTAGTGACTTCTTCCCAATCTGGATGTGCTTGCTCTACAAAACCAGTAGCAATACCATCCGTGACTTGCTGCTCAATACCCGATTTAACACTGGCAAGCTCCTCATTTAATACGGCAATTTGCTCTGCCATACTATGAAACTCACCAATTACCGGCTCCAATTCTTCAAACTCGGCTTTTGCTTTTTCAAGCTCTTCAGCGTTTTTAAGCAAAACCTGTATCTGCTCTGCCTGTTTCGGATCAGCTTGCCCCCCGGAATTGTCTGTTAGTGCCGTTTGGACACCATCAACAACATCCTTGAGACTACCGTACCGACTTTCGCCTTGTCGCACGCGTTTGGATAATTCTCGGATTTGCTTTTCCAGATCGTCCCTACTGGGCCTTTCTGTCGCATTTTCGGTGCTTTCTTCTCCCAATGACTGCGTATCTTCGTCTTTTGCTAGGTCAAGGCCAGGCTGTTCGCCCAATGTTGAGTCCTGCTGAGACGAGAATCCTGCGGCCATAGCAGCTTCAGCATCATCATCCGATAATTCAGAATTTTGAATAGCCGACTCCTGAGAACCGTCAAGTTGCTCAGAATTGTCGTTTTGAGTATTCGCACGCTCAATCGTCATTCACTACTCCAGTAACTTATGGCTTGATGTATCCCGCCACAATGCGAAGGCTTTAAGCAGTTCGCGTCATTCAGAAGATGCTAACCAACTAATATTGACTAGGTTCCTCTAAATCTACTGGCTCCGGGCTTTCACCCAATGCCAGAATCTCTTTATTACGTTCGATTTTACCCCTAAGAAACATTGTTGCAACCTCTGAAAGAGATTCATCGTTTTGTTTTCTAAGGTTATTTAGCTCTGCTGACAAATAGTTTTTTAGTTTTTGCCATACCGCACTATTTTTGTCTGTTTCGGTCAGCTTGAACTCATCAAAATCGTGCAAATTTACATATTCATGTTCATAAAACTCATTAGCAAATTGGGACTGGTCCATTTCCGGCCCCATCCCATCTGCCGGGCTTACCCTCGCATAAACGTCATTGCCTCGACTTGCCTCGCCTGGATCGCCAACAATCGCCATATCAATGCACCTGTTTCAATTCTTCCGGAGTTTCCATAATTGCTCCACGATACCACCGGCCACCTTCTGTCGGCTGACAGCAAACACGGCCACCGTCTTTCATTTCGCTTATTGGATTGGGTTGCTTGACCCATTCAGGAACATCCTCTTCTCTAAGCGTTTCCCAACCAGTCTCATCCGGACAATATTTGAAATTTCCGTCTATGTCTCGATCTATTTCATTGCCAGCACCTACCGAAACAATAGATTTCGTGCATTGTATTACCATCCACACCAAGCTTTCGTGGTGCTGCCTGTTCAACGCTGCTTTTTCAATATCATCGAGTTTTTTATTACTCATAAATAGCACCCCTTCTAAACACTTTTAAAGTCTATTTAGTAAATGATTGACCATCTGGAGCCCGGCCTGGTGGTTCAATAGGTGGTTCTGGCAACGCATTAGCCGGAGCTTGCATTTGAGCCAGTTTCCATGTGCTTTGTATTTCCATAACTTTCTTAGCCAAATCATTCTTAGATCGCATTACCGACTGCCGATCCGCGCCAGCTAAACGCATTTCTTCCAATTCAGAATCGGCCGCTTTCAACAACAACATCAATCTGCGGTCCATTTCATCCTTCATGCCTTTGTACTGGTTATCGTTGAGCTTCATCGCGCCTTGCACTTCAGCGTTAAGCTGCGCTCGCTGGTTCTGCCCTTCTTCCTTCATGCTGGCAATCTGCAAGGCTTCACTGCCGCCTTGTGAGAACTCTTGGAACGCCTGGAAGTTTTCGAGCATTTGGCCCCATTCCTCGTCATCAATTTCCATGTCGGAATACGGCAAATGACGGGACTTGAGATATTCTTTAACCCACTTGGACGGATCAAGCTTAAATCTAGGATCAAGCACCAACGAATACATTTGACCCAATTCCTGATTTTGTATGTCTCGCTCTACCAGGGCCGCGTATCCCTTTACGTTAATTTGCAAATCACCTTTTTCATTATCTGGCCCATACATCAAGTGATACACATAATACCGCTTCAAATGCGGAGCCATTAAATCATCAGTGTAATTTCGCGCCAGCCTTCGCTTAATTGCATTCGTGTTCTTGTCCAACACGTTAATCACGCCTACACGATCCGGAGCACCACCCATTTGACCCTGCATAAGCATAGGAAATCCAGAGTTGTTCTCGGCTTGTGACAGGCCAAGCTGGATAATCTTCATCATTTCATCGACCATAATATCGACTTTGATCTGCCCTATCGCTTTCCTGGCATCATCAATCGTCTGATCGTCTTTCTGTATGTAAAACACCTTGCGCGGTCCCAGGCCAGCAACACCATCGGCCGGTCTAACAACACCCTGTTTGAACACGATCATCGGGCCACCGGCCAAACCAGCGTTATTCATCATGCTCCGCGTAGCACCAACCACAATCTTCTGTGCAGTCCGGACCTGGCGCGACACACCGATCCCAGCCCAATAGTTCGCTCTTTTACGCCAATTGAATACGTCATAAGGAAAACCACAGTATTCCGTCACAGGCAAAGAAGCCTTGATGCACCTGTTATTCACCAACACTACAAACGTGTCAATGTGCGCCTCATTGGGCAAATCCTCAGTCTGTACGTCTGCTGCCGCCAAATCCTCTCTCTCAGCCATGCAGTACCCATACCAAATCTCGTACTTGTCCTCTACTTGAGCATTGATCGTAAGCGAGTTGGTTTCCGGTATCTCTGCTATGGCCCGTGTCGGACCTTCTTTCAGGCATTTGTCTATCTGGTCATGCAGATACGTCTGATCCCGCTTTAATGAAATTAACTGCCTGCGAGTCACATAATCACGCTCCCAGCAATAATCACCGTTCTGTATGCTCTGACCGCACCCAGCCGCAGGGTAAAAGTTCCAACAATCAATCCGCTTGCTTACAGGCTTAGTGTCAGTGCTTATCTTAATTTCAGACCCTTCAACAACCTGATCGCCAAACTCATCCAGATCGCCAGTCAAATGCTCTGGAATCCAACCCACGTTCATCTCAGCCTTTGGAATCGGCCCTTTCAAAATACCAGTTCCTAATCGAGCCGCATCCTCTACGCACTCTCGATTCTTGGCATTAAAATCGCCTTCAACGTGCCAATCCCATATTCGAGTTTCACTCGCCTCTGCTAACGCTTTAGCAATCATCGTCTGCTCAAACGCTTCCTCATCACTAACGCCAGGGTCTTGATCCTCCAGTTGATCGTCCCTGGCCTCAGATTCAGCACGCTGCATATTCGGCATAGGAGAATTTTTTTCAGGCAATGCGCTTTTCTTTTCCGCAGCCTTCACCGCCTCCGGGTTTTCTGCCTTGTACTGCTCGGCCTTTGCTTCCATTTCAGGAATAGGCGTAGGCTCAAGCGACCAGGGCCGGTCCTCAGTAGGTAACAATATGTCGCTCATGTGGGCCGCTGCCGCCTCAACAAACGGCGCAGTGATATTTGGAAACACCCTCGATATGTTGCCCCGTGAACCGCTCTTGCCGAATCGACTCGTACCAGCACTGGTTGTCGGCGGCTTCTCCGTCCTCACTGACCTTTCATCACTCCGGCTCAGATCATCTACACCCTCATAGAAATCCTGATCTTCTCGCCATATCTCTTCAATGCCCGATTGCTGCCGGGCCGCAATTGCTTTGCTCCTGGTCCTAGCCAACGATTGACCAAACGCCGCTAATCGTTGCGCCCGGACCTGGGCCTCCTGCTCTTCCGGACTCATTTCGGCAGTCTCCATCAGCATTTGCTGACCTTCCGGATTCTCTTCTGCTGCCGGTATCGCTTGGGTTTCCATCACATCACTCCGTCCATAACCGTGTATGGCTCAAATCTGTCTGCTTGTATCGGCTCCGCGCCCATATCCAGTATCCGCTCAAACTCCCCGCCACCCATCAACAAATACTGCAACGCATCGGCCGGATCGGAAAAGTGGTCTTTTTTAGGATCATCCTTGTACGCTTCTTCGCCACTGATCCGCTTTCGCTCGTATCGGTAGCCTCCGGCCATTCCTTTTCGCAGTATGCGGCATTGCGGGTGGATAACCAAACCTGGCTCACCATTCCCAACCAGCCGGATCAATGGCTGACGCACAGCCTCTAATCGCCGCAGTATGCCATTTGACTTGTCCGGGCTGGATACCGCATTGATCTTGTACGCCTTGAGCATCTGGAACGTGGTCCGGCTCTTAGCGTCATTCGGATCGCGCCGGTCCCCATACGGATCGCCAGTTATCTTGCCCACCGTCAGGCCCCGGTACTCTTCCGAAACGTGGGCCTTGATAGCATCAGCGAACGTCTTGAGATTCATGCCTTCCCCGCATATCTCGCTGTATATGCGCCATTGGCCGGTGCTCGGATCGCGCTGACCAAAGATAGCGGCTGGGCTCCATCCGAAGTCTAGCCCTATGCAGAGCTTCAGCCCAGGGATCGGCTTGACCTCCTGGCAATGTATCTGATCGTTGTACTCTGGGAACACCGGCCGTCCGTCTTGAACGAATCCATAGTTGCCGTCCACATACACGGAAACCCACTGCTGGCTTTTTCCGGCCTTGATCCTGGTGTAGTAACCCGGCAATAGGTTGTCGATATTCTCGGCCAGATTGCTAGTGCCGCCCGGCTGGTCGTGAAACGAATACAATGATTGACCGGGATCGAGCAGGCCAGCGTCCTGCAACTCCTGTTCGGCCTCCATCATCGACTGAAGCATCTGCCTGCCAAACGGTGTGGACTGGTCCCTCTCGGCCAGGTAGTACCACCAGTGATCCGCGTCCGGTGGGTTCGTATCCATCATCACCTGGGGATGGGCCGCGAACGTGGCCGGGTTGTCTATATCGGGATTGAATCGCCCGACCCGGCCGGTCAGTCCATCCAGTATCGCCTTGGGTACTTCCCTGGCCTCATTGATCCATGCGCTTGTCAGTTCCATCGACAGCACCTTCTTCACATCGTCCTCCGTGTCCAGGGCCACAAACATCACCTCTATGTTCAGGCCGGGCGTTACCAGCCTGTCACCATCCCACACCGCCTTCTGCGTGATCGTGTGCGTGGGTGGACCCTGGCCGACCCAGTGACCCACATTCTTCGGCACCCACTGGTGCCAGGTTTTCATTGTGGTGGATTTCAATTCCGGCATGGTGTTACGGATGATCGCGTACCTGCTGTGCATCACCCCGTCACTGGCAACCGGCTGGACCCGGCTATTACGCATGATCTTGTTGACGCAGGCCACAGACTTGCCGGACCCAACCGGCCCCTTGATACCTACAATGAATGAATCGTCCTTGATGAACTCCAGGCTTACCGGGCCGGACGGCCAGTATTCAGTTTTCTTCGTGTCGGATCGCTCAGTCATCGTGCGTAGCTCGCATCACCCCGGTCCCCTGGATCACCCATTGTGTGATCGGTGCGGGTTCGTACCCGGCCATGATCCAGCGTCTCACATCCTCGGCCGTTGCAATGATGGTGCCGCCTGGTGATAGGTGCGGTGGATAGGGTAGGCCGGTAGCAAAAACGGTCATGTGGTTCACCCTCTCGCCCGGCGGGATCGGGCCAGGTTGATACTGGTCTGGATCAGGGATCGCTAGTCGCTCCGGCATATTGCCTCCAAGTATTGCGGCACCATGAGAGAAGTGTAACGAAGATCGGCGCATCATCCCAGTGCTGGCGCGGCTTTCAGCTTACCTGAAAATCGTCGTTTATATGCTAGGTGTTGTTATGTGTTGCCACATATGTCGCCTGGTGTGGCCCTTGGCCCCGGTTAGACTGGTTCTGTGCGCGTAGGGCCGCGTGCCGGGCATAAAAAAGGCCCCGGTGAGGGGCCTGGCGTGCATTCTATCGGCTGGCTACAGGTTGGCCCGGGCCTTGGCCTTCTCACAAATCAGGTCCATTGTCGCCTCATTGTGTGGCGGATAGGAGTAATCAGCTACTACGACCTCCGGATCGCCTTTGCTTCCATTGTTGTAGATTAAGTAGAACTGCCCGACAAAATGGTACTTGCCGCTTACCTCGTCCTTGGCTTCCAATAGCAGTAAATCCTCATCACCCTGATTCATAAGCATGGCTATCTGCTGCGCGTCCTGGGTCCGTCTCACCTCGTATTCGCCATTCTCTGACCCGACTACCTCAAGCGAGAGATGCACGCCGGGGATCGCCAGGGATTCGTGCAGCAATGCGGCCAGGTAGCCGCGCTCCCATACTGGTACATATTCATTGAACGCTATCATTTTGCTGTCCTCTGTTTGTTGCAGTTCTGGCACACACCGTCTACCCAGTAATGCGGCGAAGTGTAGCCGTCAACGTAGCAACCCGCTTCAACTGTTTTCATCAATACCAGGGCCTCTGCAACCGTTTTAGTGTGAACGGTCCCGCATTCCATCTCAGGGATGATAAACCCAGGCCGACAGTACACCCAGTAGCTAGGCAGGTGAGAATTGTGCGATTCCCCATAACCATCAATTTCTGTGTGCCAGGATTCAAATTTATCCGGGCTGGCAGCAATCATGGCCTGGATCTGCTTACTCATATCCCTATTCCCCTGAACGCAATTTCAATTAACAGGCCAAAGCACGCGGCCGAGCCGATGAACAGCCAGATGAACTCGATAATATCTTTTTTCATTGCATTGCTCCGATGACTATTAACATTACGATTGTGGCAATGGTCGCGCCAATGCACGCTGCGACCAGAAACCCGGCTCCCGCGCTTGGCGGTGTGGACCGCTTCTTGATTGTATTTCGTTCTACCATGTTGCTTTCCTCGTTCGTTTTTGAGCCGGTCCCCCCGGCCCTTGA